CCTATGTGCTTTATTTCTTCCTATATTGCAGTTATTGCACAATACACGCAAGTTATCTAGATGATCTGTGCCACCTTTAGACCGTTCAACTATGTGATCAATGGTTAGGTTGTCTTCAGCTAAGCAGGCAGAGCAGTAGCGACCATCTCTCTTGAATACCATCTCCCTAATCTTGCGCCACTGTGCTGTGCTACCAGTCTTGCGCAGTGATGATGACACTAATACCAGCCTCTCTTATATGATGATGCTAAAGCCCCATTACATATCTGACCACCGTATCTTGCATCAATGTATTTAAGTGTAGCTCTTATCTGTTGTCTAGGTGTTAGGTCTCGATACCAAGTAGAACGCATCTGTCCTAGTCCATAGTGTGAGCCATTGACAGCCCAATATCTCCACGATGATTCTCTATGGATAAGCTCTACAAAGCAGACAAATTCATTCCAATCATCTATTTGATTATGTGCAAATAGTTTTAGATTCATGTGATGATTTGCATTTGCATTAGCTGGTGTGGATATAAGTGCGAGAGCCGCAAAGGCTAAGAGCATAAAGAGCCCCCCGATGCGTTTGCTTAGCGAGCTAACACGCGAAGCGGCTCGCGCAAGCCCTCGGAGCATAGCGAGGCTGTCAAGCATGAGCGTAAAGAATTGAGAGTTTCTAGACATATCGGACATCTACTTTCTCCACGCTCTTACAAAAGCCACAATTCTTTCAACATCTGTGGATAACTCTGAGCCCTCGTTAATGAGATAAAGCTGCTCTATATCGAGGGCTAAAGCTTCAAGCCACTGGTGCTGGAATTGGCACATAAGATGAAGACTTTTTGTATGTGTCAATAGATCGCAAATGTATTTGACCAACCCACCATGATGAGTCTTTGGTAGATTTGTAGCGATCTTGCTTAGCAATGCTGATTGGTATCCAACCCTTAATGCTATAAGTAGGGCATGAGCCTGTGACTAGAATTGCAATGTCAGTCTCTCTATCACGCGGCACAATAATCAAAGAACCTTCATCGTATCTAGTCCATTTGACCTCAATGTTAGAGCCTACATCGGCGCGAGATTTAAATCGTTCATCGCCTAAATCGCCATAGGTAAGACCTAAGTAATTGCCTACTGCTAACTCAGCTGCAACTGATTCCATCTGCACTTGGCAGAATTGAAAGAAGTTGCCTTTGAGGCGCTTCCAATCCCCAGGATTGTCAGCCTTGCGATTGTATTGCTCCATAAATTGTGGCAGGTATCGCTCGGCTCGTATTCGACCTATCTGGCTGCACCGAATAATTTGCTCTTGAGTCAATGTGTATTTCATCGGGCGCGCTCCTGAAGATAATCCTGATAATCAGCTGGGCTTAGCCATTGACCATCAACTTCTTTAAACCATATCGGTGGGCATTGATCTTGGCGCGACTTTGATGGGCAGGTGTAGCCCTGATAAGCCTTGCCCGTTTTGTCTGAAATGCCTGATTTCATAATCATGTGACCATGCTTGCACAGCGGCGATTGCCTTACGACTTCAGCGCCTAGCGTTGCTTGCAGACTCTCTATTGCCTCAGCCATAGATGGGACTGGATTACGCATTGCCTCGGTTGCAGACTTGGCATTCATCTGCTCTAACTCGTAGGCCGTCAATAGGCTGTGCGCGGCATTTTGACGGCCTTTGTGGTCGTCTTCAATCCTTTGCACCTTCTCCATGTCTTGCCTCGTAGGTCTGGCATCTGAAGGCGTTAGAGCGCCTATTACGCGACCGTATGCCGATGTCACGCAATTCTCGACCCACCAATTCGCGTTGATCTTAGATGAATCGCGCACCTCATAGGCATAATCGATAGCTGCTGGCTTCTCATCTTCATAATTGCGATAAGCCAGAGCTTTGACCAAGATATAACCTGATTTGATGTCGATGTCTTCGATGTAGCATTCCAAGCGACCAGATGGGAACTCAGCTCTAAAGCGCTTTATTCTGGCATTGACATCTTCGTAATTCTCTAGATTCCAAGCCATTATTCATCACCTACTTGAGCAGCTTGACGATTCTTGCCTCGGTAATATCCAAGCGCAAAGCCTTCTTCTTTACCATCGCCGTGACCCTTACTAAATCCAATCATGAATGCCAAGCTCATAAGAGCTATGCAGGTCAAGATTGTGCTCATATTCATGTCTAATTCGTGCATTGTGTTGCTCCTGATCCAGCCACACATTCGGTGTCTGTGGTATCAGTGTGATACAGAGCCCTGACAGATTCAAGCCTTATGTTCAAGGCTCGGCGTGTCGGCTGGCTTTGGCTTGGACTTTAAGCCATTGCCTGCAAGAACACCGCCAAGAGCGCCAGTCAAGAAGATTGCCATTGTTTTAAGTAAGTCAATAAATGCTGCATCATTAGGCGCTTGCGAACCAATGGGCTGTGTGACAAATATAAGCGCGTATGTAATGCCTAAACTAATAATGACAAAAACAGCGGATAAAGCAATGCCAATTATAAAAATGAGCCGAGCGTGAATGTCCTCGGGATTTAAGCGGCGCTGGTATCTAGGGGCTTGGCGTGTCAGCGATGTCGCCAACCAAGTCGGCAGTGCATGTCCCTGTGACTTTGCAGGCTGGCGGCTGGCACTCGGCTTTGCCCCAGTTGTCGAACTCTTGGCAGGGGTATCTGACCCAGCCGTCATATCCACAGCTCGATACCCCTAGCGCAAGAATTCCTGCGATTAACGCTTTGACAGCCCGAATGCAGAATCTTTTGGATTTAGCCATCGCAAAATTACAGGCGCGACAGCTGCAACACCAGCTCCTGCAATTGCCTTTGGATCACTCTGCCCTGCGAGATAAACCGCCAGACTTGCCGCTAGAAATGATCTTGCCCATGATGCTAGTAGTGACTTCACTTGTGGCATTTTTTTTGCCTTTCTTTTTGACTTTGCTTGCGGCTTCCTCGCTTGCCTTGACTTCAGGATACGCCAAAGAGCTGACTGCATACTTAGGTCTAGCAAATCCGACAATCGGCGAGCCTTTGCCATAGGCGCGAGTCTTGAGCATGACCATGCCGCCATTGCGTTGATCTTTACCGCTAGGCGCTGTATTGCCCTCAACTGTAATCACTGATTTATCTGCTACTGCAACCACGATTCCAATGTGGCTGATGCGATCTATGCCATCGCTCGGGAAGTCAAAGAATGCTAAATCGCCTGCCTGTGGATTGTCTGTGTGCCAGCGCGCCACATCTTTCATTCTTTGCGCGCCCATTGCAGTGCTGACCATTGATGGCAGCTTTACACCTGCATGATGCGCGCACCAATTGACAAAGCTTCCACACCACGGCAATCCATTGGCTTTCGTGTGTTCGCCATATTTTGTGATGTTATCTGGCGTTTCAATGTAGCCAATCTCTGCCAATGCAATTTCGCAGAAGCGTTGAGCTGTGCCGTCAATATAGGTCAAAGCCCTAAAGCCTTCAACTGCTCAGGTGTTAATCCTAAAGATTCCAATGTTGCTTCGCCTGCGGCTTTGTCAGTTAAATATTGTTGATATGCAGCCACATTTGCTGCAATCTTGGCATCTAAGTCATCAACGCCTTCATCACTGACAATTATTAATGAATCATCTTGCGCATATACCACGCAATTATAATCAACTTCAAATTTGCCGTTATCCCATTGAGTCGGAATCGGTGAATAAGTCTGCTCCATATTTGCTCCTTTAGAGTTTCTTCGCCCAGAAATTTGTCTTTGTGCCAGTAAGGGTTGTCATGCTACCGCCTGCGATAGCTTGAATCTCTATGTAATTTGTGGCGCTAAAATCATAAAATGTGGTAATCACACGACAATCATCGCCGCCATTGCCTGCACCTGCCTCAGCAATTACGGTTGAGCCATTTAATAAAATTCTTATGCGCATTGATTGATTTTGGCCTGTGCAGATTGTTGAACCGACAATGTATTTGCCAGCCGTATTAAATGTGATTCGGCTGTTATTTGTAGAATTGTCGTGCATTGTATCGGTGTCAAAATCTTCGCCATCAAAAGCTATTGATGCGTATGAAGTGCTAAATGTCGTTGTCGTAGAGCTTTGTATTGCGCGCACTGAGATGTCTGTCTGACCAGGCGCAGCGCCCCACTCTGGCGCAGTTGCTCCAGAATTAACTTTGAGCACCTGACCAGCTGTTCCAATCCCTAATCTGACAACTGTGTCGGCAGCTGTTGCATAAAGCATATCGCCTGCCGTAGTGACGACATCTGTTGTCGGATCAATTGCCCAAGCCGCGGTCGTGCCATTTGATTTTAATACGAAGCCATTTGTGCCAATAGCAAGTCTGCCTGCTGTATTGTCAGCAGTGCCAAGAATTAAATCGCCAGCTGCATCAATTAAAGATTTTGGAATTGCTCCATTTGCAAGATCATAAGCTGATTTAACGCTGTTAGGTGTTGCAGCTGTTGTCGTTGATGTGCTAGAAATTGAGTCTGTTAATTGCACCGCGCCAAGTTGCGCTGTGCTGGCGGTTTGAATGCCCACAGTAATTGCGCCAGATGTGCCGCCGCCTGTAAGAGGGCTTGTCGCTGTGATTCCCGTAATGTCGCCTTGATCGTTAGCAATCCAAACAAAGTCCATATCTGTCGCAGAATTCTTTGCCAAGATTTGACCTGAAGTGCCGCCTTTAAGATCAGCCAAAGCGGTATCTACTGCCTGCCCAAAGACTTCAAAGTCTGCTGGCAGGTCTTTGACGAGATCGGTGTTGGTCGGCATTTGCCAGCCATAGTTGCTAGTCGGATTGGCCATCTGTTCTCCTTACGCTACGACAAAGGCATTCTGCCATTGAAGTGTAGCCGAGACCGTGTTATATGCCTCAGCGACACTCACATCTTCCCATTGCTCAGCCACAGTCGAGAATGAGACTGGCGATAGGTAGAGCTGCACTTGCAGCTTATTAAACGATGATGTGAAAGTCCAGCCCTCTACATAGCCCTCAAATTGCGCGCCCATATTTTGTGGCAAATCGGTAAATCTAACAGGCAAGCCCATAAAGACAGCAAGTAGGTCATCGCGATTGGCATCACTTATATTGGGATTGGTCAATTCAAAGGCTGCCGAATCAAAGAAAGCCACTGGATAAGCTCTTAATTCAAGATAGAAATCGGCTTGCTGTTGCGCATCAATTGTCTTCTCTAAGCTCGTGGCTATATTTTGAGCCAAGTTGCCATAGATTGCTACTGAATCCAAATCTTCAGCTGATTCTGTGGCATTGGCTTTGTAAGTAATGGTTATCTGATTTCTTACATCGCCTGCCCTTTTGGCTGTTTTTATGCCGCTATAAATAGCATTCTCAATGAGCAATTCTGTGTAGCCATTGGCAGCTAAGTAAGTTGTCCGATGTGTGCTGTCCGAGTAGCTGATTCGACCTTGAGCATCTTCATAAATCTGACCTAAGCCGCTAGTGGCTAGAGCTGCAACTAGCGCATAAGCCGTGGTCTGTGAAGATGATCTGGCGGTCAGCTCATAGTTGCCTGGTCTGTCTATCTCTCCCAATCCTAAATTCTCTGCATTTTGCCATTGTTCTGTGGCTGGCGTATATGTGCCCCAAGTTAAGGCGGCAGGCACTTCAGCCCAGTTATTCGCCAATAAATCGCCTAAGACTTCATAGATTTGATCGCCATCAAAGTCTTTAGATAAAACCCCATTGACCAAAGTTCTATTTAATTTTGCCAAAGTTCCCACGGCAACCAATTTGATGCTTTGAACATACATCACTGACCCAGCCGATTGAATGCCAATTTCGATGTCGCTAATTGTGCCGCCAAAGATAGGCACATAGGCAGCGGTCGAATCCTGCACTTCAATCGTTAGGCCATCATTTATTTGTGGCGCGATAGCCGACTGATCAGTATTTATTAAAACTATGTTGGCGTATGAAGCTTGAGCCTGCTCATAGATATTTGTGCGACCAGACGACATCGACATGCTTGCCAGCGTGACATTTGTGTATTCAACGCCTTCAATCTTCAATCGCCATACTGGCGACCATTGGGTCATGACAGAATACTGCCAGCGGCTAGTGTGCCGCGATAAAAGCTGTTATTTAGAATATCCACTATTTGTCTTGCGACACCTTCTTGATCTAGCGCGCCAGTGACATTGATATTTAGATTCGTGACACTACCGCCCCCCATTTTGTTATTCGGGATTATCACGCCATCGGTTTTTGGCACAAACATCTCAGCGCCGCGCTCTCCTACCACATAAGAAGTGCCTGCCTTGACTGACCCACCTGCTGCCCTGCCGCCGCCAAATAAATCGCCAACTACATTGCTTATGCCTTTCACAATAGGATTATTTTTAATTAAATTTATAAAGTTTCGTAATTGATCGTAAGCATCGCCAATGAATCCTGCAAGCTTGCCAAAGCCTGAGACCAATGTGCCTACGACTTTGCCAATTGCTTCAAGCGCTAGCTTAAATGCGCCGCCAAGAACAGGCGCAACTTTGTCTCTAATAAATTCTGCAAGAGCTTGAACGACTGGCTTAAATTTCTCAAAGCCTTCTTTATTATCATTTACCGCTTTTTTTATTGTATCAAATGCTTTTTTGATGCCTTCAAATGCTGGCGTAAGAACCGATGAGATTGCTGGGATAACGATTTCACTAATATAACTCCACCAGACTTTAAATGCTGGCAATAAAACATCTCTAACTAAATTTATAACACCATCGATGATTGGCTTTAATTTCGGGCCGATTTCGTCAGCAAATTGTTGAATGGCTGGAATGCCTTTATCAACAAAGGCTGTGATGATTGGCGTAATGCCGTCAAGAATAAATGAGCCAGCGGTTTCTTGTGCCTCTCCAAAAGCAATTTTTAAGCGATCCATCTTGCCAGCAAAGGTTTCAGCTTGCTCTTGAGCTGCACCGCCAAAGCGCTCGGTTAATATCGGCAACAAATCAGAGAATGATTTGCCTTTTAATTCTGAAGCCTCAAAGCCACCTGCTACTTTGCCTAGTGATGTCGCATTACCGTCTAGAGCTTTAGCGACTGCCGCCGTGACTGTTTCAAGTGATTTGCCTGTTGCTGCGCTAATGTTTAACGCTAAATTTAATCCTGTTTGCGCTTTATCGACATCGCCTGTTGATCTAACTAGACGATCAAAGGCAGGGCGCAATTCGTCATCGGTCACGCCCACTGCAAGTGCGGTCTTTGTTATGTATTTCTCAACAGCTTGCACGGTTTTGTTGGAAGCCCCTGCAACACGCTCTAAAGTGCCAGCCAATTTAGCCTGAGCAGCTTCATCTTCAATTGCAGACTTAACACCATCAATTAATAATTTGCCTGCATATGCAGCAGCGGCAGCAGTTGCCGCGGCAAATGCTAGACCTGCCTTTTTGCCAAAGTCGCTTACCTTGCTGCCAAAGCCTTCGACTTCTGTGCTGCCATCGCCTAGCTTCTTTTTTAAATCATCAACATCGGCAAGAATCGACAGCTTGAGTGTTCTTGAGCCTGCCATCAATCAAACCTCTTAACTATTTGTGCAAATGAAGCTTCCCATTGTTGCACAATATACGCCTGCTCACGGCGTAATGTCGGGAATATGAAATAACCGCGCGAGCCGCCACCATATCGACCAGACCATTCAGGGAACTGTTTAAACTTTTTTGATCCGAACTCAACACCTGGCCAAAGTTGTTGAGTAGTGCCGCCACCTGAGAATCTTTGTCGCGCAAAGCCCACTGACAATTCACCGATTCTTGATGACTTGGATACTGTGATGCCTTGCGCAACTCTTTGCGCTACTTGACCAGCTTTGTTGCGACTTCCAGCCGAATCAATAATTTTGTCTTTTAAGTAATTGGCTAAATTACTACCAACTTCTTTAGACTCAGTTATTGCTTGATCGTCCATTGCTTTAAATGCGCGCTTGATATTGGCTAGCTCTTTTTTATCATAAGCTATTGCATCACTTGCCATTGCGCTTCTCCAATATCTCCACAGCCGTCAAAATGTCTTCAGCCGATGACCATTCGGACATCGGGATACCAGTGGCGATTGCTAGTTCGACAACTAGCCGTCCGACTGAGCCACTGGCGTGACTTTTGGGCTTAGCTCATTAGGATCAATCTCTGCGACTGTCTCTAGCCAAGCATCGTAAGGTTTCAACGGTGAGCCAGCAGCTTCTCGCTTAAGAGCTGCATAAGCCAAGAACGCAAGGTCAGACATTCCCAGCAAGTCGTCACCCTTGATGTCTGTAATCTTGCGCCCTGTCTTTGTCTCCCACTTAACCCACTCAGGCGGCAGCACCGTTGCTGTCACTGTATCGCCTGAGCTATATGTGATTGTAAGTCCTAGTTTCATGCTCCTGATCTCCTAATCTTAGGTGAATGACTCTGAAGGTGTGCCAACTACTACGAACGAGAATGTCACAGTCTGTGCATCTGGTGATGTGCCACCAACGCTCGGAAATGCTGGCATTGCGTTAAATGTAAAGACTGCGCCTGTTGTAGCTGTCAATGACACTGCCAAAGTGGTATTCGGCGCGCTCTCTGTTGCATTCCAAAGTGCCTCACATAGAGAATCTGCTGCGCCCCAGTCTGCAAGCATCTCCATTTCGAAGCCCCATTGATCGTCAATGTGTTTGTAAGCTTTCTGATAAAGAGTCTGATAAGTCTCAATAGTTGGATCATTGCTGAGCGTTGCCGATAAAGCTTGCTCATCATAGTTCTTGGTAGCGATCGTCAAGACTAGATCGCGCCCCGTGATGACGGTCGTTGCCATTGTTGCTCCTTATGTTTGTGTGTAATAGGTAGATATATTGATGTCGGCAGTCAAGTATTGAGCTGCCCCGATTTGTTGCACCAGTGGGCGCTCTACCACGCCCACGATGTATCCAGCAGGCAAAGCCGCCAGAATGCTGATAATTAGCTTCTCAATATTGTCGAGAGAAGCTGGATTGCTGTTATAACTAACTAAAGCTGTGGCAGTCATATTAATTTTGACTTTAACATTGTTTTTGCTTAATAAAGTAGGCTCAAGATACGGCGTTCCTGGCACAATAACGATTGCTGGTGTAATGACCGACTCTGGCACACTGTTATAGGTTGAAGCTTGCAGATTTGTAAAGGCAGTCTTAAGCGCATCGCGCACATCTACTTGAATGGAATTGGCTGGCATTATTGACACATAGTTTCGACATCAACATACGGCGCGAGCAAAGCTTGGACTCTTGATAGCAACGATCTGCCGAGACGGAATGGCGTGGGTGTGAAATCAACGCCCTCAAGCTGACCGCCTATCGAGAGTCGGGATTGAAATATCTCTGTGCTGACTACATAGACGGCAGATTCAACCGCTGGCGTGTTAGCGTATAAGCTCGCTGCATTGTAGCCTGATAAGAATGCTGTGCCTTGCGGAATGCTTGGCTGAAGCTCGACATCTGCATTCGTGACGGCGGCTGAGAACACTTGATTAACATAAGTGCTGTTAAAGCCTGCTGGCAAGAATGGGTATGGATAACCATATTGCGGCGAGTAATCGCCAATAAATCTATAATCATTTGTGACAGTCTTTGTGCCGTTAAATATCGCTGGCAATCCTGAAATGACCAAGCTTTGCCCTGTGGTAAAACCGTGTGGGCGCACGGTAAAGTAATAAGCAACATTATTGCTCAAGCTTACATAAGCGATTTTTGAACTATTTTGCACCAGCATCGGCAAGATTATGTCTTCCGCGCTGTCAATAACTTGCTCTAAATAAGCATCGTTATAAAGGGCAGAGCTAACGCCAAGCACATTGCGCAACTGCGTGGCTGTAATAATGGCTGGCATTAACTCTGATCCTTTCGATTCTGCTGGGCTGACTCAGGAGCGAATCAGCCCATGACTAGGTGGCTATTAAGCCTTGTTATTCTTAAATGCGCCTGCTGCAATCTTTGTTGCAATAGCGCCATAGCCGTAATACATGCACTGAATTTGACCTGAGCTAATTAGGTTGGTCTGAAGCTTGACAGTAGGTGATTCATACCATGTGTATGCCTCACGCTCGACAATAAGCAAAGTGCCATCGCCATCGCCGCCATTGTTGTAATCTACATAGAGATTTAGGCCTGCAACATTGCCGCGAATTGAATCTGGGCTAACTACGCCGCCAGCATTTTGTGGCTGTTGCGCGTTATAGATTGGGCGACCTGAATCATTAAGTGTCATGATATTTGACCACTGACCACTTGATGCAATTAGGCTTGAAGCGAACTTTTGTGTTGCGCCATAAACGCTTGCAGCGCCGCGAGCAACTATGCCAAGAAGTTCGGCAGCAGTTGGATAAGTTGCAACAGTTGTTGCATCTAGTGTTGCGCCAGAGATAAGTGCGTTATTTACAGCGGCATTCGTTGCTTTACCGTAAGCCGCAGCCATATTCTTAATTAATTCTTCAAAGAATAATGGTGACGATCTGTCAAGAAGCTCTAAACTAAAGGTCTGTTGTCCAGCGTATTTCTTAACACTCACCGTGACAAAAGCAGAATTTTGATCTGTCTCAGATGGAGCAGCTTCTTCAGCTGTCTCTGCAACAGTAGGCATCACAGTAATCTTTGGAATTTCAAAGCTCATGCCTGCATCTGGCAAGACACCATTTGAAATCGCATCAATTGATGGGCGAACTAATACAGCTAGACCGTTAATGACCTCGGTCAATTGGCGTGTAGGGATAAGACCAGCATTGTCAGTGGTGTTATCTGCTGCCGTGATGTATTGGCGCGCATTGTCATCGCCAAGTGTTGCGCGAATTGAGTTCTCCAGATATTTCGCTGGTGTGACATCAATGCGTGGCTTTGTGTAGAACGCAGGGCGAGCATTTGCTTGCACCTGCAAAGAAGCTTCCACCGTTTCTTCAACGGCAGGAGCGTTTTGAACGGTAGTGTCTTCCACTTGTTCTCCTTCGGTCGGGGTTGATACATCTGAAACCTCTTTGGCTTCAGAATCTTTTTTGTCTTCTTCATCGCTGGCTGCAACATCTGTCACACGCGCTGATCGGACGGCTGGCTCTGTCACTAGGCTGACTTCAACTAGCTCACTCTTGCTAATTACCATTGCGCCATCTACTGTCTCATAATCATCGACTGCAACGCCTACTGAGAAGCCATCACGCAAGCCAGACATTGCTTCTTCAAGTGCATCTGTGCCTGCTGTGGTATTTGCAATCTTGAATGTGGCATCTATGCCCACATATTTGCCGTCTTCTTCAACTTCGTCCATTGATAAAGTCATGCCAATAGGTCTAGTGCGATCATGCTCTAAATTGAGTTTGACTGATTTGATTGGAATAGAGCCAGCCTTGAATATAGTGCGACCTGCGCTAGTCACTGCGACTTCATCAAATGTGACGATGCGCCCAGATATTGTGCGAGCATTTGTGTCGGCTGCCGTAATCTTTAGCGGCACTTGTATTTTCATCGGATCATATCCTCTTCTCTTCGGATTTCTTCAGGTGTAATTGCGCCAATGCCTGCAAGAATTTGATAAACCTGCGCGCGCTCTAGTGGATTGCCACGCAAGAATTCGCCAAAGTTGAAGCGCGCATATTGTCCAGCAGGTAAGAAGTCGCTCATGCTTAATCTTTGCTCAATAATTGTCATGACTGGCTTTAGGCTGTAATCAATTAGGTCGCGCCTCTGATTGATTGCGTTGCTGTAAGTGTTTGACATCGGATCAGAAGACGCGAACCATGCTGGAATGCCTATTGCTCTGCAAAGCTCTAGGGCTATGTATTGTCTGGCTTCATTCATCTGCATTTCAGATGGGTTAAAACCTAATTTCTCCAATACTACATCGGCATTTAAAAATGCCGTGGCTCGTTCTTTTCGAGCGCGAGACCAAGAATCTAAAAGTGTGCGAATGCGATCTGCTGGCATTGCTGTGCCATTTGTCTTCATAACTGTTAGCGGTGCTGGCTCTCTGGCGTAATTTAATGCCGTGCGTTCTAGCCAAGCGCCTGCCTTGATTGTTTGCCCTGCACGATTTAGCAATCCCTCGTCCATGCCCATAAATACTTTCATGTCTTGATTAGGCACTGCCATGCCATCAATTGCATAGCCTGTGATTTCTGTGCTGCGCGCATTTGTCTTAACGGTCACGCGAGTCGGTGCAATTCTTTCGGCAGCTCTAACGCGCCCATCTTCAGCGTATCTGTCAATAACTCTTAAATATGCGTAGCCGTAGAAGATAATATCTTCAGCGATCCAGCTCCAGACATTTGCTCCTGGCACTCTTGGATCAGGTTGATTAATAACTCTTGGCGGCTCAATTCTTGTCTCTGTTGATTTCTGCCACACATCAATATAAGTGCTGGCAACTGTGCTGCAAATAATGTTGCGAGCGCGAGCTAATGTCGGCACAGCCATAGCTTCTTCTCTAAGTGCTGTGGTAGATGTTGCAAAGTATGATGCAAAAGCATCAAATGTATTCATTGGCAGATATTCGGCTGCCGTCACTGGCGCAGGAAGCGCTTTAGGCGCTCCTAATACAAATTCACGCAATCCCATGTCCGAATTGTCGCGCTCTTATATGCCTAGCCAATCAAAATATCAACTTCTGTCTCTTGGCGTGTCGCAAAATGTGTCACTAGAGCTGCTGCGACTGTCGCACAGACTGCGACCTTTGATGCGCGCCGACCTATGACCCATGCGCCATCGCCATAGGGCAATTTAGAAGCTGACAGAATTTGCTTTGTAAATTCTGGCTGACCCTTATGGCGCAGGCGATTTGAGACCACAGCAGACAGCAATTGATCACAGCTCATCGCATATTCAACGCCGTCAATATCTGTCGTTGCAATACCTGCTGGCGATAGGCGCATTGCCACAGCTGAAGCCGTGCGCTTTGAATAGACCACAGATTCGAGCCCTGTAAAGCGCCTAGCATAAGGCGCGATGTCATTGGCAATAGTCTTATCGTCTAGCGAAACAGGATTGTGCCAAGTGTGGAGAAGCTGGACAAAGAACCTTTCATCGTCAATTCTTTGAGCTGCAACCAGAGCTCCATGACGGCGATCAGGGCTAAGGTCTATCCCTAGCCAAGTGGTCTTGCCCTCGTCCAGCTTCAACGATGTGTCCTCGCAGTCTGCCCATTCTTGCGTAGGAATTGCAGGATTAATTGAATCGACCCAGCGACATAAGACCTCGGTGCGAAAGACATCTGGCGCATCGTGTGTTGCCGATGCGATGTTGTCAATGTGAATAGTGCGACCCATTGAAGGATTTGCATGCTTCCAATTCTCTAGATTGTGAATGTCATCGGTTGGTGCGCTCCATTCAAAGTAGCCGATGTCATCTGTGCCTGATCCTGCCGATGCCTGCAACCCACGCTCTCGCAATTGATTAAGAATTACAGAATGGCTATCACCTGCATTTGATAAAGTCCAGACCTGAGGATTCTTAGCCGCCATCATCGTGTATTTCATAGATGACCACGCATCTAGGTCTTTGTGCTCTCTCAATTCGTCCATAAAGACCGTCTCTGGCTTAGATATACCACGCGCGGCGCTATTGGCAGCCTTGACCATGTAGCGCGAGCCATGAATAGTCTCGACTTCTTCCGATCCATGCGCCCAGCGAATCTTCTTGACCTGTTTAGCAAGCTCATCATTGCCTTCGATGATATTAACTAAATGCCTGAAGGTCTCTAGCGATGTCGTAAGCCTATGAGCTGAGCCAATTTGCAGTGAATCTTTTTGCACAAATAGACCCCAGAGAATCCTTGAGATCATTAATGTGCTCTTACCATTCTGCCTTGCTACCACGGCGCAAATCAGTGGGAAGTGGAATCTGCCATCGCGCTTAACTCTCATTGCCTGCACTGCGAGATATTTTTGCCACCCCATGAGCTCAAGACCACACTGAGCACTAAAATCAATCAGTTCCCAGCCTCTTGAGCGCAGATTAGGCACTTTAGATTGGATTCTTGGCTTCATGTAGCCAAGTTCCACACCTCCTATACCCGATGCGCCCTGAATCAAGCGGAGGTCAGCCATGTGATACCGATTCAGTCTGAGCTTGGCTTGAACTGGTTTGGTCTGCTCGGTTTCGTGG